TGGCTCACAGAAGGGTTTATTGAGTAAAGGATTAATACATTCTCTGGAAACAAGTAATGCATCAATAATTGCTCATACCATTGTATTTTTATTCTTAGTTGGCGGTTTATTATGGTATTTAGATTCAGGTTCACGTAATTCAAGGGAAGCAATGCCAACTGTTGATGATAGTTCTAATGATGAAGGTGATGCTTCCGAGGCCGAAGTAGATAATGAAGGAGAATAATTATAATTCTTTTTCGGCGACTTTATATAAGATTTTAAATTCTTGTTTAATTTTTTCTAATTCTTCTATCAAGAAATTAACGATCCCTTGATATTTCCTTAAATCATTATCTTTTGATATCTTATGAGATGGATTGATTGTTACAATTAGTCTGATAGACTCTTCTAATGGATGAGGTTTCTTGTAAGCTACGAATTGTAATAAAGATTCATCATCTAAGCATCTCCTTGCTATATGACTCTGAATAAGATTACCCATTGTATGATCTTCATTGTAAATCATAAAATGATAAACATAATCATTGATCTTTTCACCTGATATACAGGTTTCTTTATTCTGTAATAGTTTTAAGAAAGAAACTTTAAGATAATCCAATTTATCTTGTAATAATTTCAATGATAATTTGAATAAAGAACTTGAATCTAAATAATGTATTGATTTAATTCTAAAATTATATTTGTTACATTCATTATCTGAATCTCTAAAATAATATTTTTCCGATTCAGCTAATAATAATTTCTGTGTAAATTTTTCTTGTCTTTCTTCTTCTATATTTTCAATTTTAATTCTTTCCTGAACAATATGATTAATTAGATCATCATCTTTTAAGAAGGAATAAGTAGCACATGAAACGGGTTGAAATATAGCATTTTCTTTTCCAGTTGATAAAGATGGAATACCATAACAATTAATTTTCTGTTTTAAATCATTATCATTGGTATTTTTTAGTTCTGTAATAAGACAATAATTCTTTTTACCTCTGAATTCAAATGGTCTTAGAATTTCATCTTTCTTTTTCTGTGATAGTGGATTTTTAAGATCATAATTATTATAATCATTAGAGTTAAGTAATCCGTCAAGTTCTTCATCATTATCATCATTATCCAGATTATCAATTCTACTTTGAATTTCGGATTTTAGTGGGTAAATTTTAAAATCATCTGAAGTAACGAATTTGAAAACATCTTTATTATCATGTTCTACATTAAGTTCGAACATATAATTTTTCATATATGAATTGGGATTAATGTAAAGTGGTAACAGAGATAATCTCTGTAAAATCATTTCATTGTGAAGTTGTCCGCTATTTTCTATCATACTAATATCTTTTTTAGTATTTCCAGGACATCTGAAAGCTATGGATGGTATATCATTTAATATTGTTCGACGGATAGCATTTAATACAGATTTATCAAGACCATATTTATCATCCCCTTCTATTTTAAAACATAATTCTTCATTTTCTACTTTAACATCACGGATCTCAGGATTAAAAGAACTCATTATTATAATATTATTATTATTTATTTTAAGTAAAATCAAATTTATTAAGTTTATTTTAATAAAATTAAGATATTATAATTTAAATAAATGTCTGAAAGAGTTCTTTTTATAAGTGGTAGATGCGAACATTCTAAAAAAATACTTGTTGGTATTTCACAATATGAATTTTTAAAGTCACTCTTCAAGGTTATTAATGTAGATACGCAAGCATTTCCTAACTACATTAAAACTGTTCCGAGTATTTTAATAAATGGTCAAGTTATTTCCGGAACAACCGTTTTTGAATATTTAGGAAAACTTGTTGAAGGAAAAAAACAACAAGAAGAGCGTGTAAATGAAGGGCAGAACACCGAAAAAGATCAAGGTCAGTGTAGAATAAATGAAGATGGAGAATTAGAGGGATGGTGTGGATCAGGTTCTAATGTGGAATATTCAACAATTACAGAAGATAATGATGATTTTACTAAAAAAAACCATAAAATAGATACGAATTTATCATTTCTGGATGGTGCCTCTGAAATTTCTTTACAGGGACAAGTTCGGCATATGGAAAAACAAGATAACCAATTAAGCGGGAAGAGACAACAATTTGATAATGATTTCGAGAGATTGCAGAGGGAGAGAGGTGAAGTAGGAAATGGTATGGCGAGAAAATAATTTACGTTAAACTATTTAAATAAATATTTCATGTAATATTAATAATGGATATTGAGAAGCAAGTGTTTAGTATTTTTTCAAGTTTTATTCGCGATTTAAGTAAAACATTCCCCGAAATAAAAAACTGTCTTTATCGCAACTACGAACAAGAGATAGTCGGTGAAGATTTGAAATTGAATAGTTGCCCCAAGATACAATGTTTCTTGACCAAGGTAAATGAAAATTCTAAGTTGATTGAAGATAAAGATAAAAAGTTTTTTGAGATTGAAGATATTCTGGAGGAAATATCTTTTCGGAACTTATGGGTAAAGAATATTTCGGATAAAACTAGGAACACTATTTGGAAATATTTCCAGACATTCACAATTATTAATATTAATCTAAATTCTTCGAAACAACTACAGGAGGCATTGAGTAGTATGAATGAAGGGGAAATTAAAAAAGAAGATATTAAAGATAAACAGACGGCGAAAGATTTAAAAAAATTAAAGAAACTAGCTGAGGATGTTAAGACAGAACAAGATGGAGATGAATTGGATTTGGAAAATATGTTAGGGGGTCTTATGGATTCCAACATTGGGTCTATTGCGAAAGAGGTAGCTTCAAGTATGAAAATAGATGAAATGTTCGGAAACATTGACGAGAATAGTAATCCGATGGATGTGATGGCTCAGATGATGAATCCAGAAAAGATGGGGAATATATTCAAGAATATTAATAGTGTAATGGAAGGTAAGATGAAGAATGGAGAATTAAATGAAGATATATTAAAGAAAGAAGCTGAAAATATGTACGGAGATATGGCGAATAATCCTTTATTCGGGGACTTGATGAAGCAGATGAATCCCGGAAATATTGGTACCGAATCTCCCGATACAGAATCGACATCAGAATCTACACCAGAATCAACTAAAGAAGAAAAAAAAGATAAACTTAAAAAGAAAATAGAAGCGAAAAAGAAAGAAAGAACTAAATAATTAAAATAAATTCTATAATATAATTATTAAATGATATCTACTCCATTCTGGTATAAAAATCCAAGTGTATTATATGATAGAGATTACATATTTGAAATATTTCCTTCTAAGAGATTTGATATTACAAGGAAATTAAATTCACTTTTAAGATTGTCGATACTTTATTCTTTAATTGTTTATTTAATTAATAAAGATAATAGATATATTGTTTTGCCTTTCGTAGTTGCCGCCGTGACCTGGGTTATATGGTCAAGACAGACAGATACTCACGTGGACGACATTTTAGAAGAGTCAATGAGTAATAGATTAGATGATCTTGTAATGGTTAATGATCTTGCCACCGAATGCAGAGTTCCAACTAAAGATAATCCTTTTATGAATCCAAAATTAAATGAATTTAGTAATGATAATGTTAGAATGCCTAAATCGTGTCCATCTTATAATAATGTTGGAGTTCAGAATAGAATGGAGCAATTATTTAATGAAGATTTATATAGAGATGTTAAAGATATATTCGGTAAAAATAATAGTCAACGTCAATTTTATACTGTTCCAGGGAATCAAGTCCCCAACGATCAAGGATCATTCGCACAATGGTGTTATGGGCAACCTAAAACGTGTAAAGAAGGGAATAAATTGGCTTGTTTGAGCGACATGGGTAATTCGGGTGGAGGAACGGGTCCGGGTTCAACATAATTTAAAAATAAATAAAATATATTTTTAAGTATATAAATGTCAGGTTACAGTGGATATGAAGGTCATGCTGCACCAATGGAGGGAAGTGTTCAAGAATGTTCTAAACCAGATTTAAGTAAGAAAAATTCATTTCAGACTTTCGTCAGAGCGAATATTCATGATGATAGATTGACCGTTGATTTAGATTCTTTACAATCACAGGGCCCAGGTCTTTATTATATGGATAATCAGAATGGATGCGAATGTGGTCTTAAGGAAGCAAGATCTATTCAAGTATCGCAACCCGGTATTAATTTTTCTGGGGGATATGGTTGGATTGCTGAAAAGGGGTGTCTTGTAGATAATGATAGTGATTTAAGACAAGATAAAGATAAATTGACTAATATGAGGGATATTAATCAAATTGTGGAAAGATTATTTTTAACAACTCCGGATATTTCTAAGGGTTACAGAGATATTGATGTTGAATCTGTGCTTATCTCATCCGATTCTACTACAGACCAGAAACCATGTGATTCATTGGCGGGTGTGTCGATTGGTAACTATTTTACCCCCATGATACAGAAATTAAGTGAAGAAGTTCAAGATCCTAAACATATTGTCCCCGAAGATTCACAGGGAGATTGGGTTAGAGGAGGTCTCCCGACGAGACAGATGGTTAGAAATGCTGATTATTTAAGAAGATGTCAAGAAAAGACTGTCCCTTCAAATTAGATTAATTAATCTTTAAAATAAAATTTATCTTTTTAAAATATTATATTCAATATAAATATAATATGGAAACTCTCATTAATAACAGAAGCATGACAGATATGTCTATGGGTCCTGGTATGTATAGATTAGATGATTCTAAATTAAGAAATAAAATTAGTTATCCTTGGGCTCCCAATGTTCAATTACAGAAAGCAGGGGGATCTTTAATGGATTCTAATTTTTTTGACGTTGAATCGGATTTAAAGGGTATTACAAGAGATCTTTCTAATAATCCCTCACTGAAATATGCTCCATTAGATGAAACCAATAGTTATAATATGGTTCAATTTTCGGATGGAGGACCTTCGGCGGAGGAAAATACAAGATTAACTAATAATGCTTTCGAATTAAAAGGGGTGGGTATTAATAGATTTGATTTCTTACCATTTGATCCTCAGAAAAATTCAATCGAACCTTTTAGAAGGATAGGTGATAACACTGTATTGGGAGTGTTAGATAAACACGAAACTGATTGTAAATTCGATTTTACTAAAAATACAGGAGTTGGTGCTGAATATGCTGATAAAACTGATTTCGGTAATCCTAAGAATGATTAATTATATTATAATTAAAATTTGATTAAAGTTAATTAATTAATATTATTTTTTTTAATGAACATCTTTTATTTAGAATGGGTAAATAAAAGACCTTCTATCTGCGAATTTAGAGATTCATTACCATCTACTTATAATTTCCAATGTTCTGTATCAATTAGAGGTTGTAAAGAAGTCTTTCAAGATATTGAAATTTATGGAAATATAGGTGATTTAGAAGATTATGAATTTAGGAATAGTCCTTTTACGAAACGTGCTTATTTAGTATCTCATTTACAGAAATGTATAAGGAAAATGAATCACACTAAATCCGTGAAAACTGCGAAACATTTGATAGATTTAGATATTAATGCATTTCTCAGGAGGCTGCCTATTATAATGTTTGAGGATGTAATTCCACATAAAGATCTTCCAATTATAATTTGGTTAATGATTGCTGTAACTAAGGGTTTCAAGATTAAAACTGTTATGATTCAATATTTACTTGGTATGATTTATTTTCTTTCTTCATGTGCGAAGCATGATGAATATTCGTTTAAAGAAAATATTGATCATGAAATTATAGGAGATAACGATTTCTTAAAATGTATATTACTTAGAAGATCTTATGGTGGAATGAAATGTGATATGAAAATGTTAAATTATTTTATAGAATTGTGGCACGAAAAATTTAAGAAAGATATAAAACCTAAAGATGATAAAATTAAATATATAAATCATAATTTAGATAGATTAGAAATTAAAGATTGGTATCTTCAAGCCAATGATTTTCATTGTAATCATACATTGATACCGAATGTAAAAAAACAATTTAATCTTTATACAGAAGAATATATCAAGGATTTAATATGGAATTATTCTTCATCTTATAATCAGAGAATAACCAGTCACTATGATGAAGAAGAATTTAAAGATTGGATAATTATAAAAAAATATGTCCGTTATTTACAGAAAAATATGGATTTTATCTAAGAACATCCACAAGATGGCTGAACATCTTTAACTTCATCTTTCTTATTGTTTTCTAATAATTTAGTTAAACCATATCCGACAATAACTCCAATCAATAATGCCGAACAAACTTTACAAGATTTCTTAACTAACTTTTTATCCATTATTTTCTATCATAGAAATTATTTTTTTCTAAAATTAAATTCTATTTAAAATTTTACACCTATTTACTATTAAATGGAATTTTATTTAACCGAAAGTATTATATTAAAAGATAATAAAACCTTTTTTAAAGATAGTGGTAAATTAAAGAGAATAACGAATAATAATTGGCATCACTATCTTAATGATTTCGGGTGGGTTAAATTACCATTACCCTGGATAAAAATATTAAATAAGATTACAGAAAAAAAAAATAAAAATTCACAATTTGGAGTGATGGATTGTAGCTCTGATGGAGATTGTTTTTTTCATTGTATATCGAATGCACTGAATGATCATAATAGATTTAATAATGATCATGAGATACTTAATTCTTCTCATATAAGATATATTATTGCCGATTCTATTACAGATGAAATTTTCAAAGAAATGATAGGGTATTACAGAATAATGAAAGATATAGATGATTTTGATGAAGAATGGAATCCATATGAAATAAAAGACGTGGATTCATTTAGAGATATAATAAAAAAAAGTGGTCATAATTATTGGTGTGATTATATTCTATTAAATCAGATAACTAAAATATTAAGATTGAATATATTTATCTTGAATAGTAATGAAACTATTAAAGATTATTCTACGTACAATACTCTGATTGAATATAATCCACAATATGATAATGTTTTCTTGCTCTATGAAGATGAGTGTCATTTTAAACTTATAGGTTTGTTTGATGGAGATAATATGATATCCTATTTTACAGAAAATATACCAGTTGAATTTCTTAAATTATTTAAACTCCGTTAATTTATTAATTATTTTTAAAATATTATTTATACTATATAAATGGAAGCACTCATTCTATTAGGGGTTTTAGGTGCGGGTTATCTAATAAATGAAGATAAAGAAAAGAAACAGAAAGTTTCGGATGAAATACAACCTCCATTATTTCAAGGTTCGGGTAATACAATATATGATATGAATAATTATAAAGATGCTCAGAGATATGAAATTGATCAAGTTATGAAACATCACGAAAAAGCAATGACACCCGGTTCTAAAGTTATAGATGCTTTAAATATGGATGGACGTAATACTCTACAGAGTCAAGAAATATATACAGATGAAATCAAGACATTAGATGGGGGTGTGAGAAAAAGAGAAGATTTTTTAGTAAATGATCAAGGGATAAAAATTGAACCTTTCTTTTCGGGTTCAGGTCCAGCTTCATTGGATTTGGGTAGTCGTAGCCATAGAATGGATGCCCATTTAGGTGGATATCACGCTCAACAGAAAGGTACCGGTAGAAGGACAGATCTTCAGGCACCATTAGGAGATCAATGGGTCCCTTTCGGTAATGTTTATGGTAATACATTCGACGGAGCGAGAGCAGATCAATCAAGATATAATGAAGGAATGTATAGAACGAATGAATTGCCATTTGAACAAGAAAGAGTTCAGCACATAGATATCAAGAGTGATGTAAATAGAGATGTTGATCTCATTTATGCACAGAGAAACAGCACAGATAATAGAAGAACATTGAATAATCAGAAACTTTTATTTGAAGGTAGAGTATTATCTGGGAAGGGTGTAGATAAAAGAGGCGAAGAGGGTCAAGTATTTAAACATCTACCAGATCAAGATTATGTTAATAGCGCCGATAAATGGTTAGTAACAACCGGCGCTGTTGCGGCTCCAAGAATAAGACCAGAACAAGAGTTGAAAGAAACCAATAGACAATATCTAAATGAAGGTGATGTTGGTCCTGCAGCACCTGTAATTTTCAAGAGTAATGAAGATCGTCCCAACTTTAAGAAATCAACTAGGCAACAATTATTAAATGATACAGAAAGAAATGTAGCATTGGAAGGTAAGATGAATGATAATGACCATAATAAGAGTAGTTATTTCGTTTATCCCAATGAAAGGGAAATAACATCTGAAAGAACATATGAGGGTAATTTCAAGTCTGTATTTAATGCTCAGACAGAACAATTACAAGATAATATAAAACCAACCGTGAAGGAAACTACATTAGATAGCAGGGACGGATTCGTTGGCCCCACTGTCGCTGTATTACCCGAAGAAAGATTACAAGATAATGTTAGACCCACCGTTAAGTCTACAACTATGTTCGAATATTCTGGTAATGGTGGGACAACTGTCCCAGCTGAGATGGCATCTGATCAGTTCCTTAGAGCAGATCTTAATCCCAATAAAGAAGTTATTTCAATGGGTAGAGATCCAACACCGGAAAGCACGAAACTTGCGAATGGCATGGATACTCTTAATGTTGATATTAAAAAGATTGAGAGTGATTATTTCAATCCAAGAATTAATAATCCCGATAAAGTTTATCAAGAAATTCCACAGGATTATGTCTGCGAATATACACAAGATAAAGAAACACTTGATAATGTAAAATTATCTGATAGATTAGACCCTAATTTACTTGATCCTTTCAGAGACAATCCATATACTAAATCTCTTGCTTCCTTCGCATAAATTATATCTATATTAATTTAGAATAGTTAAGAATGGATATAAGAATAATATTATTTTTAATAGTTTTCATATTCGCTTTTAAGAATGATATGAAAATAGAAAATTTTATTTCTTACTCAGATCCGGATTTTTATGATATTGAAAAACCAATGGAAATAGATTATTCAATTAAAAAAGATAATTATAATCTCAATAATATCGGTGATTTTAAAGATCAATTAAATGAATATGAATTCATGTTTGATGATAAATATAGTATAACAGATGAATTATTAAAAAATAGCGAAACTTTAATATGTAGAGATACTAATTGTTTATGTTCTCCCAATCCCTGTGAATTTAATTCAATATGTAGCCCAATTTATGAACATAATACTTATTATTGTTCTTCTCCACAGGGTTTTCCTGGCCAACCTTTTCCGCCTTCCTCACATCCAGATATTCCGGAATATCACATTATACCCGTTATTCCTATTACTCCTATTGACCCTCCAAGAATTGACGGAAATTGTATTAGACCATCTCCAATAAAAAGCGCAAGTCGAATAACAATGAATGAGGCATGTAGGGGTGATAATACCAACGGGAACCCTAAATTGTGCGGTACTCTTGACGGCACCGGCAATTGGTTAAATTGCTATATAAATAGCGATGGTGTGTGTGGCGCGATTTCTCATGATAATTGTGTTGGTTCGGATAAAACATGGTGTGGAGGATCTTCTCCACCACAGCCCCAATTAATGAATGATAATAATAAGAGAGTTTTTAAGTTTACCAATAAAACTAGTGACAGTATAGTTATCTTGGGGCAGATCGGGGATAAAGGATATTTAAGAGGAACTATTCCTCACTGGTCATGGTTAAAAAATACAAGTGAACCAGGTATAGTGGGTGATCGAGGTGGGATAGATGGTGTCGATGGGTGGTCAACATTCGTGATAACCGAAATTCCCAGAGATCAGAGTATAAATATTATATTTCCATTAATTGATGCGAATTTATCTGATAATTTAAGAGGTCATTATCTAAAAGGAATATCTGGTATGCTTTTCGTAGCAGCAAAAAATGAAAATTTTAATAGGAATAATATTGGTCGGAAGATACAAAATAAGGGAAGATTCGAAATAACTCTTCAGAATAATAATCAAGGTATGTCAAGTCCTATAATATTAGATTCATATAATTTATCGGGGATACCCGATGGAACATGCAGTGGACACATTAATAGCAAGGCAATTAATTACAGGACGGAAAAAAATATAAATTCAGGTCCACAATGTAAAGTTGGTGCTTCCAGTCCTAAGCTTTCAAGACAACCATTATATTCATATGATGTCGGGGAACCGGACTATTATGAAATAGCCGGGACCAACCGAGATAGTCCAGAATATTATGTGCCTAATGGAATACCGAATGAACCTAATTATATATGTGGATTTCCTCAACATTTTTCGTCTCCTGTATTAAATGAATGTCGCCTTTCTGGTGATATACCCGATGATATACCCGATGATATATTGGGTGATATACCAGGAGAAAATTGGAAAAATACAGATTGGATTAATGATAATAAAGAACTATCTGAAAATATAATAAAATGTGGTGTCAATACAGCTTATAAGTGCGGATTAGATACATTTAATTTAGCGAATAATCCAGCATCACATGAACCCATAGGTATCAATTATGATATTCAGGTTACAAGTGGGTATGGTTCCGATAAAACATTAATAAAATCAATGCTTGCCCCGAATTCGGGTGGATATCATAATCAGATGGAATGGGATATTTATAGTGCTATACAGAATAATACTTGGAATGCTTACGGATATCCCTATCAAGAGGAATTAGATAGTGATGTTCTCGATTCGGACAAAAAATTATCTATTGTTAGTTCAAGTCCTTCAGAAATATATTATTATATAGATGATATAGTTAAATCTAATGGAATTGTTAATAATGGAATTGTAAGTTCTCCGATAAATGGAAAAACAATTTCTGGAATTAATGATTTAAATGAATCTTATTTTTATGAAATAGTATATCACGATTTAGGTAGTTGTATAAATCAGTCATAGAAATCTAATTGGAGTGATAGGATATCTCGGTAACCAATAAATATATTAAGTATTGAATAATATTATGGAGTCGTACTAAGAAGTATACCTAACCCATTTTCTGGATGGTAATTTTAAAATATTATATTTATATTAATTAAGTTATATGAATATATCTAAACAATTAAATCAGAAATTTTTCGGGAGAAAAGAATTAGAAATATTAAATCAGAAACCTAAACCACCATCTATAAAAACAATTAGAAAACCCAGTGATGTTGATGAAAATTATAATAATGATGAAGGTGTCGTGGGTTATATGGGCAATGATGAAGATTTAGAAAGCATTAAATACGATATAATGGACAATATGAATCAGAAAATGAATAACTTTGACAATAGAATAGAAAAATTACTCAATCAGATACAGACAATGGACGCTAATAAAGATAAATTAAACCAATTAGAGTTGGAACAAGAGAGTCTTCTAGAAGTTGTAGAGGCAGAGGATAATGAGATTGAAGCTGTCGCAGGGGCGGTCGCCTTAGATGGTTCGGGAGATATAAATGATATAGTGGATGTTATAGCTGGTGCAAGACCCTGTTACGTACTATCACAAACACAATATACGCGAAATAGGATTGATAGTGGAGAAGACCCCGTATGCACAAGATTTTATCGTAGAGGATCGGGTGAAGATGGAGTAGTGGGATCTTATCATAAATATGAAGAAGGGAATAATCAATATGGACGATCTTGTAAGGCATATTACCATGGATCGGTTAATAATCCGATAGTAGAGGATCCACCCAATTATTGTAAGGATTATAATGGTAAAGTAGCACAGAAATGTAATACAATTATTGGGCATCCGAGTCCTTCTCCTGAAGCAAATTGTGTAGAATTTAATTCTACAACTAATCGGGATCAACAATTATGGGTAGATAAATGTTCACAGTATTCATCCCCAACCCCGTGTAACGAAAGTGATGATTGTATATTTAGGAATATCGGCGATGAAGGAAGATGTATATTTAATTGTGCGAAATTATCTGAATCATTGCTATCCAACAATATAAATAATAATTTACAATGTAAGCGTGATTCCGAAGGATATTATGAATCATCGCCGATCAGTTTAAGCAATCCAGATACAACAGATTCAGATGTTTTACAGGATTATTGTGAACAATTTATTTCAAAGGAAACATGTAATTCCGATAATCTCAAAAAATGTCGTTGGGATAATGATTTGGATGTGTTGGATTATGATTTTAAATGTATACCTCGGAGCGACTCAACTACATGTAATTTATCCAGTCCATTTCGGCAACTACTAATAGATAGTGGAGCAGAATGTAAATCTTTGACGAGTTCTCCTTGTTGCGATGTATTCTCCGAAGTATGCTCTTATGAAAATGAAACTTGTTCGAGCTCTTTACCGTTATCCTGGGATCCAAGGTATTATAATCTTTGGAGATTACTTGATTATATTTTAACACTATTATTTAGTACCGGTTGTGTATGCGCATATTTTTATTTTAAGAAACCTGTAAAAAAAATATTATATATTGTTATCCCCCTCGTAGTATTTCTGTTAAATATTGGTAAAATTTTCTTATCTGTATGGATTGAAACATATTTTGATTTTATTAATATAGCTGGGAAACCAACCCAATCGTACGTGATTTTCTTTTTATTCTCTAATGTAATATTAGTTATTCCATTCTTAGTATTGATGGGGAAGGGCCTATATGCTGGTGGAGGCGGAGGTGCTGATGGAGGCGGTGCCGATTCAGACGGTGGCATTGGGATGAAAGGTAGAATAAAGTCCATTGTACAAGTGTTAGTTGTAATTTTTGTATTTATTTTAGTAGGTTATTCCGCATCCATCGTTTTTACCAATAAAGTTAAAAATACAATCTGTGATACAGATATTGCCTATAAAAAATCTCATAAAATTACTGAATATTGTAATTCTATAAATAAATCATATGATCGAACGCCCGAATATAATATAGCACAAGGAGATGATGATACAGAATTCAACGATAAATGTACGTTACCGTGTAAAAAATATAGCAACAACAACACGTATCAACGGTGGATACCGTTAATAACTTGTTTCGTAATTATAATTATCAGTTTTATCGGATTAATTAAAATGGAGGGGAAACTCAAGAAGTTTATATGTTCACTTGTTTTCCTTGGTTCAATAATTCTAATTATAGCGGGGAATATAAACCCCGTGTGTAAAGCGAAGAATAAGGATGATTCGGAGAAATGTAATTCTATAACGAATTCAGACTACTGTAAGGCAGCATTGCATAGAGATGGGGGTGTGAATGAAGATAAAGATAATAAAGATAATAAAGATAAGAATATCTGCTTTTTATATCACGGACCCTATTTAACATATTTCTCTGGAAAAAATATAGGTCTATCTATTGAGTTGATTGTGGGGGTTATAATACTATGCTTTGTTTTTTTAGTTATAGTTGGAAGTTACGAAGAAATTATAGGTAAAGCGAGGATGGGAGGGAGTCGTATTTTAAGGAGACAGAATTAAGATGTTTGTAATATTAAAATAAAAAATAAAATATTTATAATGAATAATTCAGAAACAGATTATAAAGAAGGAGATCATTCACAATTTATCCAATATCTGTATTCTTCTGAACCAAGAGATAAAGGATCTATTCAATTAGAAAGCACGTATATTGAACCAGGTAAAAATATAGGATTACACACTTTTGAACAATTATTAATGATATTCGTAGATGGTCTAAAATATTTTTACGGTAAAAATGGTAAAGTCACTATTTCTGAACTTAATAAAAAAGATATTGAAAAAGTTAATGGGTATTTTATCTCAATGAATTATAAAGTAAATTTAGAAGTCTTTCCGACAATGAATGAATATAAATTTAAATTTCCTAATTATTTTAAGAATCAAGAAAATATTAAAAGTGAAACCAAGTTAGAAGACTTCTATTATGAAATATTCGATGAAGGTAATTGTGCTTATAGAATTTCTTTTATAAATTATTAAGTTTAAGTTTAAAAAATAAAAACACGCTTCTAAATATTATGGAAGATCTTAATGTTCCTATTTTCGCTCAAGCCAAGATAGAATACACCAATCAATTAGTTGATGTATTGTATCCCCACATGTATGATGGAGTTAAATCTATTTATGATGAATCAAAAGTAATTTATACTAAAAAAAAGAGCACTCCTATATTATTTCTTTTCAGAGAATTATTAGAAAAAGTCCCTATATGGAATAGTGAAATAATTGAAAGCGAATGTTCGAGGATAATGAATAATTCTAAATGTGATTGGATTGATGACTTAATTACAGCAGTTTTTATAAGTCATACTAAGATATTAACTTCTATCGGACCCAATAATACATTTAATAAGATTAATGTGACCATACCTAAAACAACAAGTTTTATTCATAAAAGTTATATTAATTTAGCAAGAGAATTATGGAAAAATCCTTATTTATTTAATGAAAGCGTCCCCGGTCACGAATATCAGAGAAATTCTAAAGAAATTGAAAATATTATTAAACAATGCGTGGAGGGGACTATCAGACAACTATTACCTATAAAAGAAATATTAAGAGAACACCTTGATACTTATGAAGATAATACAAGAGTAACGAGTAAAGCTGACATAAAACAATTGTTGAAAGAAGAATTAAGTGAATTAAGAAATAGTATTATTCAGACTAATTTATCTGATAATGGAAATGGTGAAAATGATGAACCACAAGATGAGGATAGTCCCGACGATGAAGAAAATTCATCTGATATTATAAACGAAGTTGAAAAATCATTTAACATTGTAAATGAAAAAGATAAAGAAGATAAAGAAGATAAAGAAGATAAAGATGATTCACGAGTTCAGCATAATTTATCAGTAGAATCTGATTTAAAGGGGGGTAATTTTACAGATAATTTGGGTAATGATGTTAAAACATTAAATAATGGACTTTCAGAGATAGCATCTGAAGTATCCTCTAATGAAGTATTTTATTCAGATGATGATCCATCTGAAGAACAGATTAATAAACAAGTCAACGATATAGTTGTGAATGATATAACTATACCAGTTGAAGATGATGGGGGTATCGGGGATAATTCTGTCAGTAAAGGGGGTAATGGCGTGGAAAATGAGCCTAAATATGATAATACTAATATTGTATCGGATCTATCACTTGATAAACAAAATAAAGATATAAAATTATCGGATATGATGAAGCATATGAAAGATCCGGTTGAGATTAACGTTGTTAAGAATATGGAAAGCACGAACAACGAAAGCACGAATAACGAAATTAATCATACGAGTAAAAATGATAATAATTCGATGGATTACAATGATTCATCATTCGGTTTTAATACAATATTCGGTAAATCTGAAACCGAAACAGATAATTTACCCCCTGTATTTAATAGAAATTCAGCATCTGAACCCGCACCTGAACCCGCACCTGAACCCGCACCTGAACCCGCACCTGAACCCGCACCTGAACCCGCACCT